TCCTTTAGTCGTTTGCGTCCCAATAGCAATCAGGTGTTGATTCTTTCATAACCTCAATTAATTCAATCCTAACCTCATTGTTAAGATTTTCATTATTCTTCATCCGTAGCATAATTGCATCGGCATCAGAACAACTGAGGGATGAATATAAAAGAACTTCAATCATGGGATGAACGGCTCCGTTCCGCGACTTACTTGCGTCCGATTTCTCGGATGAACGTCAGGTCTTATTATAGACCTCATATATTATATATGTCAAGCCCCATCATTATATGTAATTATAATACGCTTGGACACCTCACCTCTGCTATTGACAACAGTGGTGTATTGTACTTCCCCATCAAGTTCATCTGCGATCACTTGAACTGCTTTACGATTTGGGAATTTTATTCCATTCTTTTTCATTTCTTCTCTTTTATTATGCTCTACCCACATTTCAGCAACCATATCACCGCTATGTACTGGTGGATGATGGGTAGGGGTAGCATTTTGCCACTTATCAATTGCTTCCTGTGTAGGAATTTCAATTCGGAAAGGGATATCATCCTTAATAAATTCCTCATTCATATCAATGTATGTTTGAGGACTGATCTTCTCAGTCACGTTGCCTCCAGTCTTTTGGTTTATCTTGCTGAAACCAATCCTTGATATCTTCAGCACTATCAAATCCCGTCTTATGATTGGATGGGTCGGGATCACCTAGTCCCATCCTATTCAGAAAATCATCAGTACTTCCTTCTTGAATGTTTTGAGATGCTTGGCGTCGTGCCTTTTTCATCATCTCATTAGCAGATGTATTCGCTTTTGCTAGTTTGTTTGCCCAAATCATATCAGACAACTTCACTTCTTCGCCAGCGACAATACATTTACATATAAATTCTAATCTTAAACGATATTGAGTAGAAAGCATGTGTCTCCTCTTCTAGATCTATTTATTTTTCTTTGCAGAAAAATATAATTTGTAATACTTTTTTTTCATAGCATCCATGATATCCATATCTTCAAAGAAACCCATGTATTTAAGATTTTGATAGACTCCTTCCATCTCACCAAGAAGTAGCAAGAGGTGTGTAGGTGTCACCTCTCTGCCTCCAGGTTTGTAGAATGAATCAGAATCCTCCTTCACTCGCTTCCTCAACCATTTTAGATACTACATCTTCTGTACCATCTATTGACTTAATCGTAAACAGATTAGACTTCTGATACTTCTTGATCTTCTTATATTCTTTTAGAAGTTTGTCAATCTCATCCGTTGACATGTCAAAGTCAACATCAAATCCTTTAGTCATTTATTTTTCCTTCTTTGTTCCTGGTGGATTCCACAACTTTGGACTAATTCTTCCCTCTGCTTGAGTGATATTCACTAGATCTTTTTTATATTTATCATAGTATTCATCAAAGATTTCAACTGTCTTACCAGTCATGACAATATCAAACTTCGCGATGCCCTCTACATTATACTCGACTAAGTAAGCACTTGAAGGAAGTGACCTATCTTGCGAGGAAGATGGGTCACAATCTTCAGCAATAACTCTTATGCCTTTGGACATTAAGATCGTCCTCCCCATTGGATGTCTGGATAAGCAGATTCTACCACACCTTTAGTGATTTTAAACTTACTAGACAGTTCTTTATCCTTCACAAGGCACAAGATTGCTGCCTCATCAGGATGAAGACCCTCCAGCATTTGAATGAACATACTCTCTCTACGAGTCTTGGAAAGCGTGTCATTGCCTCCTTTAACAAAATGGTAGAGGTTTCTATACTCCTTTCTTAAAGACGTGTGGTCAGTTCCAAGGGGTGCTTCGCTCTTGTTAAATGGAACCTGCCCTTCTGGAAGCATAGAAATGATAGTATCATCAAAGTTCCAGATGAGAAGAGATGTTAGAGCATCAGTACGATACTCTTTCAGTAGTTCAATTTTCTTATCCTTGCTCCTTGCCTTACTAATTTCAGCAAGGACTTCGTGCATAAAAGGATTAGGTGGAAGTTTTGTAGGCATGAGTTTCAATTCAGGTTTGGTTATTTATTCTTCCGATTGGAAGTCGTCAAGTGTATTTTCAAATCTAACAGCCAATACTTCATCTGGAATGATTTGTCCGTTTTCGTCAAACATTTCTGGATGCATTGGTATGTAAGTTGAATTTCTTTCGATCACATATTCTTTTAGTAGATATCCAATTACTCCTCCAACTGCTAAAAATAAAAATGAAATAATTGTAGACAGTGTAAGGGTGACTGCTAACATGGTTCTTCCTCCCTTAATGAGATTCTTTCTTCTTACAATCTAAACTGAAATCTAGATGAATGTTAATCTCTCTACGGAAGAGGGAGAACATCTTTCCAAACTTCATCTGAAAAGTCTTGGGCTGTTCAGAAGTCCTCCTTTTATTTCTTAACAATAACTCTACACCTCTGTTTATATGAGGTGTATCATCATCAGTAATTTTATTTAGAGGACTTCTTTCGTCGTCCGGGTTTCTTTTCTTGTTCATAACGCCATGCATCTTGAAGAATACTCTCCAAATGATTTTTAATTTTTCTAGCTTCTGGTTTACCTAGATGTCCATACGCTTCTCTGAGTTGTTTATGTTGACTATCAGAACCACCCTCCAGATAATCTTCTAAATCATATATCGTGAGGGTGATATTTTGAGCGGTTGAACTTTCCAAGAACTCCTGAACATCTCTCCGTGTCATCTTTTCGCTTTTTAGATAAGCGTACATATTCAGATAAAATTTATGATGATCTTTGAATACATAATCAATGCTATGTTCGATGATATTAAGAAATTCTTTGTTGTCCATTTATACTAGTTTATTTTCTTTTAGGTAAGCGACAGTTTCCTGACACCCTCCTAAAGATTTATCATCACAGAGTATTTGAGGGAAGGTTGAACCTTTCCCAAACTCATTGTAAAACTCTTCTCTTGTGAAGTCTCTACCAAGTTTATACTCCACAAATTGAAGTTCTGCTAATTGTAGCGCACCGAGCACCTTTGTACAATAGGGACAACCGACTTTCGTATAGACTGTGAAGATATTTCTACTCATAATAGTGTTAGGTTTTGGTTTTGTGTTTGTAGGCACAGGCTTGCCTCGCCCATGCCCGTGAGAGACTATTTACATAACTACAGACTTGCCCTTTTTCACCACAGTGAGGACATGCTGACCCTGGAGGATCATCAGGATACTTGATCTTCTTTTTTCGTAGGCTCATATGGATGTGCTGGGTTGTGTTCTCTACTCATAGGTTGTGACCTAGTTAAATCTCTACGAGAGTTATTACTGATTACAATAAAAGCATCTTTATTATATTTGCGTACACCGTAGGGTGTTGCCCATTTCTTATTGTAGTCCTCACCCTGATGAATACCAGACACCACTGTACCACCAATCTCTACAATAATATCATCATCCTGATCCCAACCAAGGGTGTCCATTGTTTTAGCAATCTCAGAAGCAAGCATAAAAAAAGAGGGTAGTTAACCCTCTTATCATATCAATCTTTACTGTCTTTGTAAAGACCTTCTAGTTTTTCTCTAGAAAGATCAACATACATCACTTCTTCACCCGCTTCAGGTGCTTCAGGATGCTTTGGTTTAGGAGGAGGGTTCCTCATCTCTATGTTAATAGATTGAATGTTAGCCCACATCATAGCAAAAGCACCACCACCAATAGCAGCAAAGCATACGAAATATAAAAAGACTTCAAAGTTATTCATTTGATTCCTCATCAAAAATTAGTTTACCTTCGCCAATCTGTTTATCCTTTTTGGATAGAACATCTTCATTGTTATCTATCCAATCAATCACAGGAGAACCACCATAATTTTTTTCAAATACAAACCAAGCATAGACCATCATTCCTGTATTATACTTTCCATCTTCTCTCAGTGATTCTCCAAGCATGGGATATCTTGTGTAGACGTATATTATTTTAAGAGGATACTCTCTATCACAATAGATTTCATCATATCTTTTCTTACCATGCAGATAAGAAAGTGGAAGAAGAAAAGCAAACTTTTTCCTCGCAACTTGTTTAGATTTTAAGATAAACTCTTGAGCAATAGAGAAAGGTGGATTGGTAATGATGTAATCATATTGCTCTGTTTCTGTGAGAAAGTTTTTCTCAATATCATAAGCAACAATGTTATCCGTATTCTCTTTAAGAACTTTTACAATCGCACCAGCACCACAAGCAGGTTCACAAATAGTCAAATCATAATCAAACTCTTCAATATTTAAAAACTTTCTTGTGATACTGTAAGGTGTCTCATAAAAATCTGATTTTCTTCTCTTTCCAGTAGAGTTATTCGTGCTAAAGTTTTTACCTTTTTTATTGCTCATAGGAAATGATGTGGTAAACAATTTTTTCTGCTGTATCCTTCAGTTTATCATAAATCTCTTGATTCGTCCACTGCTTCTCACGAATCCAAATGGTAGCAAGTTTATCTTCATGAAAGATGTACTCCTGATTTCTAGGTTCATAATCAGTCATAGAGTCTAGACGATCATTGATAGATGATGAATCTTCAAAGTCACACCCAGAAGCAAATACAACATAAGGATAGTAATCGTATGGACGGCAGTACAAACTAATCTCAGAATGATTCTTTACTGCACGTTCAATGGCATTACCTTTTGCTTGTTTTTTCTTACCTTCTTCCAGAAGTTTATCATTAGTTCCTTGCTTCTTTGCTTCTGAAATTAGAATCGGGTATTCCTTACCTAGTATTTCAGCATACACAATACCACCATCAGGAAGGATATATGGATTCTTAGAGCACGGTTTCCAGTGAGGTTTGCCAATGTTCTCTGCAATTTTTCTCTTCTCAAGTTTCTTAACCCAAGTAAACTTGATTCCAGGAAAGATGCCTTGAAGAT